GTCTTCACTACCGCTCACCGGCACGATACGGATGTTCTTCTCCTTGAAGTACATCTCGCTGTCGATGTTTTTATCTGGCAGGCAGTGGGTCTGGAAGTACGGCATCCGTTCCACCCACTTCCGCATCGGCGCGTAGACCACCTTCTTGGTGACGTGTGGCTTGGCTCCCAAGAGTGCGAACACGATGGAGGTAACAGACGGCAGGCCGTACCACTTCTGTGGGTTCTGCATGCAGGTCAGAATGTAGAAGTGGTACAGAGTACCGATGATCGCCTGGGTCGACTTGCCCGAACGGGTACAACCCATCAGGTTGGCCGTGTCGAAGGCTCCGTTGTCCAGCCCCTTCCACCAATACTTGTTCTGCTCGATGACCGCCCGGCGAACTTCTGGCCACATCTTCAGGTCAGTCGCCCCGAGGAACTCCTTACTGTCCAGGAACTCTTCGATACCCACGGGCACCCGTTCCAGCTCCCCAAGGAAGTCAAACAGAGTGGAGTCACCGTTGGTCATATTGCGCACAGCCGTGGTGTACATCTCCGCGAACTGCTTGTTGGCCATCTGCCCCGCAACGGTGTCGACCTGCTCCAGGAAGATCTCCCGGCGCCGGGAACTTGCCGATTGTCTTGGCATGATTACAGCTCCTCGCTTTCTGGTTCCAGGTCGCTCGTGTCGAAGCGCTCGAAGTCACCCATGCCACTCTCATCCATGAGACTTGCCATCATCTGGCGAGTCTGCTGCATGAGGAGCTGGATATCGGACTGCGCTTCACCCGTGTCAGCCTTGCGGAACCGCAGGACATCGAAGACACCGGCCGACTGGTAGAAGCGGGTCTTGTCTGCCTGGGATGCCAGGGTGGTACGCATAGCCGCGAGCTGCATAGGGATAGGTGCCGCCCCGTCGCCCGTGGTCTTGGTCGCGATCCGCATGGCCATGCCACCGATCTCGTCGTACAGCAGTCCCTGGTTACCAATCATCTCGTCGATGTTCAGGTCCTTGGCGAACTCGCGCAGACGCTTCTTCAGCTTCGCTCGATCCTTCTGGGCCGTAGACAGGCTGATGTTCAACTGCCTGGCAATCTGGTCCAGCGGAATGTTCCGCATCAGCAGCCTGTGCATCGTGGTCAGCCGGTGTTCTTTGAAGTACTCGGCATCGCCCAGACCTGCTACCTCATTGAGGCGCTGCTGGGGGCTAGGGCCGTCACCCGAGTCTGGAGGGGTGGGCGGTTGGCGTGACAGGCTGCGGACGTGTTGATCCACAAGCTCTGGGTCGATAGCGTCATCCACGTCATCCGGTTCGATGTCCCGTGGTGTGCCGTCCATCCGCCCGCGCCTGCTGAACTGGGCACCCTGTCGACGGCTCCGGCGCAGCACGATGCGTCGTTGCCCTGGGCGCTCGCTTCCGTTATCCGTTGGCATGGTGTGTCCCCTTATCTCTTGATACACATTAGGTTGCTGAATGGGCCCCAGGAACACGTACGGGTGACTTCAGTCATCCCCATGCTCCGCAGGTCCTCGGTCAATACTTTCTCGGACATCGGCCACATGCTACCGGCCAGTGCCTGGGTCTTGGCTTCGATCTCTTCACGAGTGTAGCCGTTGCTCATACGCCACTGAATGTACTCCTCGTGGACAATCGAGCCAATAGGTGACGGGTCCTTGTTCTTCTGCGCCATGAACAGGACACCGCCCTTGCGGACCATGCTGCATATCTTGGCCAGGACTATGCGCTGCATGGCTACCGGGATGAACTGGAGGACATAGGTGCAGTTGATCACGTCGTAAGTGTTCATGCACTGGAGGAAGCCGCGCCCGGTGATGTCGACCTGCTCGACCGTGACCGAGGGGAAGTCGGAACGCATGTAGCCCACCATGGCCGGGCTGTTGTCCGTAGCCTTGATGTCGAGGTTCTCGATACCGTACAGGTCGTCCAGCGCCCTCAGGAAGGCCCCGCGAGACGCGCCGATGTCCAGGATCTCCGTACCACCCTTGAGCATCCATGGGCCTGCTATACGAGCATTCATGGCGTGAGCAGTACGGAACATCGGGATGGATCGGTCGGCCATGTCATCGAAGATCGCGGAGACCTCCGTGTCAAAGACGAACTTGCTTGGGTTGTTCGGCATGTGGATGGTGCGTTCGTTCTCGTGGTCCATGGTGAGCATGACGGTGACTCCGTGCAATTGATTGCAATGTTTAGACGCGACCGGCCCAGCTCTCAAGTCTACGCAGCAGCTCGGTTGCTTCTTCCTTATCTAGGCACACGTCACCGCCCAGAGTTCGACCCTTGATGACACTGTGCAGCTTCCTGGCTTCCTCCAAGATCTCTTTGCGCATGGCCTCCAGCACCACGCTGCGGCGTGGCACCTTGCCGTGGTACTCAGTGGTAGGTGGCGGTGGTATGTAGTCACTCATGGCACTGTCCTCCCGAGACGCTTGCTGAACGACGCCTTGGCTTCTTTGACCAGACCCAGGCGCTTACCGTTGGCGAAAGGTAGATCGTACTCGAACGCCAGTGAGGAGCCCAGGGCTTTAATGTTCATGCCCTTGGGGTTGGTCAGCTTGAAGTAGAAGACGTTCCCACCCGACCAGAACTCGACGGTCTCCCAGAAGCGCTCGAAGTAGCCGCGTGCCTCGTCCTGGGTCATGAACTTCTGGAGCTTCGGCCGGCTCGATACATCACCGAGGCGCACGCCTGGCTCAGTGTCCCAGACGAAGTAGTTGCCGTTCCGTACGCCACCGTACTCATAGTCGAAGTCCGACATGTCACGGCAGGTCCCGTACACCGCTGTCGCCCTGGAGCAGAGCGCATGCACGATTGCCAGCACCATGAGACGGTCCTCGGGGAACGGCACCGAGTTCATGACAGCGGACATGAAGATGCTGTCGAAGCGCAGCTTAGGATCGGCCACCGCATCCAGGAAGCGCTTGGCTTGTTCGCGGCTGTAGGCATGGGACGGCTCGGCCTCGTTGAGTACTGGGTCCACCCGGTACGGTTCGAAGTCGAGGGCGTTGAAGCCTTTGGTCAGCAGGTACGGGGCTACCTTACCCAGGCCGGCGCCGAAGTCGAGGATGTTCCGCCCGTGGATGTCACGAAAGTTGATCCAGTACTCCGTGGTGTAACTGTCGGCATCGAGCAGTGACCGGCAGCCGTTGGCCCAGAAACGGTAGGACTTGGGCACGGTGCCCCGGTTGTTCGAGACACGGCGGAACGCGGAAGACCGCAGCAAGTCTTTGAAGTCATCGTCGACGTGGAAGTCCATGCTCAGGTAGTTCAGCACGACTAGGGCCACCTCCGCGATCTCGTCTGGGATGCGTACCACCGGCCAGTCTTCGATGTCCCGGTCCAGGGCTGCGAACATCCGGTTGACTCCATTGACCACCCGCCCGGATTCCGACACGACCAGGGGGATGCGGATGTTCATGCGGGTGAATGCGCCAGCAGTGACCGCTGCCTTCTTGTCGTACTGATCACCAACCGCCGCCGCCAGTGGACGGATGTTCTCTACCCGGCAGTGCGAGGCGTAATGCTCTCCAGGGTCGCGGTCTGGTAGGGCCTCCAGGAGCTGAAGGATTTGCTGCATGTCCAGGCGCCCCTTGGCCGTGGCTCCGGTGTCGAAGGCATTGAAGTCGTTGGTCAGCCGGTTGAACAGCAGGTTGACGTTCATCACCTCATCGTCTGCTACGTCGACATCGACCACGGGCACGGCCGGGATGCCCACGTCCTTGGACTGGCCCAGGCGCTGGTGCCCAGATAGCAGAAGACCGCTGGACCTTTGACGGAACAGCGGCATGAGGAAACTCAGCTTGGTCAGCGATAGCCGGAGCAACGCAGAGCGGGCCTGGTCCGCCTTACGCGGGTTCTTGTCGTCTGGCCTGAGCTGGTCGACGGGCACCATGGTGATCAGGTCTTGCGTGACCTCTGCGCTCGGCCTGGCGTGCCGTAGGCGTCGTACTCTGGTTACTGGCATATCGTGTCCCCTGTTCCGGTGGTTACTGCGGTGCGAAGCCCAGGCGTTGTTTGATGTCCGCCTCTGCCAGTTCATTGTCGAAGTTGTGCAGCGCCCGCATGCCGTTGGACCAGACCCGGTACTCGTCGGCGGTCACCCAGCAAACGAACTCTCCGACCACGATACGGGCCCTGGTAGGCGAGCGTAGGACATTGCGTGTCTCACGCTCCTCCTCTTGCCCCTGGGTGCCCAGGCCCGTAGTAGCCAGGCAGTCATCGCTGACCATAGAGGACAGGCAGTCGATCTCTTGCGAGGTCCAGCCGAAGTCCGTCATATCGAACAGGCCGTCCAGCTTCTCGATCTCGGCAGCCAGCAGTGCGAAGTCCCAGTCCGCGATCTCCGACACCTTGTTGTCGATGAGACGGAAGGCGTCCATCTGTTCCTTGGTCAGGTGCTCCGCCCGGATCGCTGGCACCTCGGACATGCCCAGGGTCTTGCCAGCTTCTACGCGGGTGTGGCCGGCGCCCAGGGTGCCGTCCTTGTCGATCACGACCGGTACGATGAAGCCGAAGGTCTTGATCGAGTTGGCTACCGCCGCGACTGCCTTGGCATTGTCTCGGGCGTTCCACTCGTACGGGGCGATGTCGTTGATGTCGACGTATTCAATTTGCAACCGGATCTTGGACATGTCCACTGGCGCCGCCTTCGGGGCAACGGGGGCAGTCTTCGGTGGTAAGCGACGTGGGGCTGGCATGTGCTTCTCCTGGCAATGAAAAAAGGCCCCCGTGTTGGGAGCCTTTTCGGGTCTACTGCTTAGCTTGGGGTGTTAGGCGCGAGCCCGGCCCCTTGCTGCTGGTGCCGCTGCTGCCTTGGCGCCGCGCTTAGCCGGGGTGGTTTCAGGAGGGGTTTCTTCCTCCTCTTCCTCGGCACCGCCGCCTGCAACTTCGCGAGCGTGGGCGTCGATGACGATCTGGTACAGAGCGTCTTCAGGCTTGATGCCCCATTGGTCCGACAGCGCCTTGAGGGCGTCCTCGAACGTGTTGGCTTCTTCTTCGACGTAGCGGTAGCGCAGGGTGATACGAGTGCCCTTGGCGCCGCTGCCGCTGCCATTACCTTCGTCGCCTTCCAGATCGAACTGTTCCTTGAGGATAGTCGACAGGTCAACAACCGAGTTCTTCTCAGCCGCGTCGATCAGCGCATCCGCGTCCGCATTTTCGTTGGCCAGGTACTTGCAGATCTTCTGTGCCTTGGTCCAGCCCAGGCGACCGATCACCTCGGACGGGTTTTCAATACCGGCCTGGGTGAAGCTGATGTAGATGTCGATCAGGTACATCGCCTTGCGGTATTCGACGTTGAAGTGGTCCATGAGGAACTTCTTGAACCC